TTGATCTTGTCGATGATGTACTCTCTGGAGAGGGGGCTCAACCCCTCCTTTTTCAGCCGCTCAAAAGGAACCTCGTTCGTGGTGGCATGAACTTTGCCATTGACCTTATTACACCAAGCCAAGGCTTGTCCATTCAAATCTGCCAGGCTGTTGTACTGGATCCCGACCATGAAGTTGTCCCGCACAAACTGCACCGTCCGCTCCACTTTTCCTTTCGTCTGGCCACGGTAGGGGCGGCACAGGATGGGCTTGAACCCGTAAAATCCCGCAAAGTCCTCAAACTGCCGGTTCAGAGTAGAGTCCTCCTGTTTCAGCAGCCGCTTAATGACCACCTGCTTCATGTTGTCGTACAGGATCTCCTCCGGGTAGCCGCCAAAGTACCGGAATGCGTTCTGATGGCACCGGATCAGTGTGTTTGTGCTCATATCCGTTACAAACTCGATGTACCGCATCCGCGAATATCCCAGAATCATGAGAAAGCAGTACAGCTTCTTCCACTTCCCGTCCTCGTACACCAGGTGATCCTCGAAGAATCCCCAGTCCATCTGCCCTTGCTTTCCTGGCATCGTCTCAAACCGCACCGTTGCTTTCTCATTCAAGTCCATCTTCCGGCTGCTCACATACGCCTTGACGATGCTGTAGCCCCCGTCAAATCCCATTTCCCGCAGCTTCTCCAGTATCCGCAGCGCCGAATACGGCGCCTCCTCCAGCCACTCGTCCACGATCTGCTTGTACGGGTCCATCTTCGTGGGCTTCGGTTCGCTCAATGTGTACTCCGGCTTCTGCGGCGACTCCGCGTACCGCTTTGCCGTCCGCGGGTCCATGTGGTACTTCCGGCCCAGCTCCACATAGCTCAGCCCTTTTTGTCTGTCGCTTCGGATATCCATCCACTGTGCTCCTTTCATTTTCTGACTCCCTTTCCGGGCTCTTTCTCGCCCTGATTGGGAGTCTATCTTTTTCCCTTCTCCTCCGCCACAAAACTACATTTTTTCCTCGGCCTTTTTTTACATTTTATCACTGGCGATGACACCGGGAACCAGTTTCTGGGAACGGGAGGCCAGGACGGAAAACTCCAGCGTCCGCTCCCCGGAGAGGCGGTCGGTCAGGGACGCGGAGAGGACGCTGGGAAAAGTGTACAGCTTGGACGTTCCCTTGTAGATTTCAATTTGCATACAGACCTCCTATCCCATGCCGAGATTCCGCACATAGACCTGGTTCTGGGACCATTGAATCTCAGCCAGGATGCGGGAAAGCGTAGTGCCGTTTATCGTCAGAGGGATGGTCACATTGAACGCATGGCTTCCGGTAACGGCGGAGGGAACATCGCCGATATTCGTATCAATATCGAAGTCGGTGGGAATGGCGTTCTTCATGTCCTTCTCCACACCCTTCATGGCATCCAGGAACCCAACACCCATGCCCGCGCCCATGTTCTCGCCGATACCGGCGAACACTGTGGACGGGGAGTGGATA